AAATGGCTAAAACTGAATATCAGAATATAAGAGATGCTATGGAGAAATATGGTGAAGAACTCATCATAGAATTAGCAGCACAATTGAAATCAGCCGATAAAGTAGCAACAGGTCAGTTAATTAAATCATTAGATTATGACTTAATTGAAGCTTTAGACACAATTGCTGTTAATATAAGGTCATTAGCTTATTTAGATGTTGTTGATGGTGGTAGAAAAAAGAATAAGAAAGCACCACCACAAGATGCCATATTGAAGTGGGTCAATGTAAAACCACTAACAAGATGGCGTGATAGGAAAGGTAGATTTATCTCAAAGAAATCACAAGCGTTCTTAATAGCAAGAGCTATAGGTAGAAATGGTATTAAACCTACTAATGTAATTAAGAAATCAATTAATAAAGTCAGAAAAATACAAGCTAAATTAGTAGCTGAAGCAGCATCAGCTGACATCAGACAATTAGTTCAGAATGTTTTGACTAATGTGAGGTAAGAAAAAATTAGATTAAGTATATTCTTAAATAGAAAAAGATTATTGTAAATGGCAACTATATCATTATTAACAGAACCTAATATTCTTGAACCAATAAACACAGATTTATGGTATAGAGTAAATAGTGCTTCATCATCTATTACTAACTTCAAGTATATTTTTAGACCACAATACAGATTAGAACCTTTCACTGGTTCTTATAATCGTTTAAGTATATACAAAGTTCCACCAAGACCTACATCAGGTGATGGTTTGTTCTCACCACATAGAGTTCTAAAATCATTTATTGTGAATAATGTAAATCCTTATCAGACAGCATTTGTGTCTGGATATAATACAACTTTACCAGGTATTCCTAATTCTTATATTGACTACAATGTAAAATATGGCTTTGAGTATTCACCTAATTTACCTTGGTATAATACTTCTAACTCATCAGGATTTGTAGCACTTACATTTTCATCAGTTCATAATCTTGCTGTCGGTGATATTCTTATTTTAGATAAAGACAATAAAACAATAAATCAAAGCTATGATGGCACTTGTTCAGTTAGTCAAGTAATAAACACATTTCAGATTAAAACTGATATTACATACGGAACTGCTCCTACAACAGGAACAGAGCCAGGTGTTGTTACAACACTACAAAGATTAACCGCTACATCATCAACCGGTAGATTTACTTGGAACGGAACACGCCAATACTTACAAGGCGACACAGATTTCACAGGTCAATTTATTTTAGCATCTGCTTCTACCGACTTCTTGACTAACTGGCCATCATCAACTTACAAACCTGTTCAATTAGATGACTATGAGACGGTGTCTATGATTTTACAAGCAGCTACTAACTCAATTCTTTATGTGAATACTTATAATAGTTCTAATACATTATTAAACACTTATGGTTTTACTATATCAAATTCTAATAATTATAGAAGAGTAGATTTCGGTATTGGACCGAAGAACTTATCAAATGCTGGTGTCAGTTTTACTGATGTTGATAATTATAGATTTTATACAAAGTATGCTGGTGTGACCTCATCAGTATTTAGATACTATAAAATAGATAATCAATGCTCTAACTATGAAAAAGTAAGAGTTGCTTTCTTAAATAGAGATGGTGGTTTTGACTACTTCAACTTTACTTTAGATTCTAAAAGAAGTGTTAGTGTGAGTAGAACAGAATATGAAAAAGTTCTTGCTTGGAACTATACAATAGGCGACAGAGGTAAAACTATATTATCACAGAAAGCTGAACCTAAAATGACTATTACATCAAATTGGATTACTGAAAAAGAAAGTCAATGGCTTGAAGAGTTAATTACATCACCTGAAGTTTATGTTTTAGGTAATAGTTCAACTCTTAATACAGCCGCTACAGGATATAAATTACCTATTGTTGTAACAGACACTAACTATGAAGTCAAAACTTATTTAAGAAATCAAGTATTCAATTTACAACTAAACTTTAAGTATGCTTATGACCTCAACTTACAAAATGAATAATTATAGAATAGTATGGCAAGATTTGAGATTTTAGTAGAGATAAATGGTCAAAAGTATGAATTAGACACTTATAAGGAAGAACCTATCAGTTTAACATATAATGTGGCTGATGTGGCTGATATATCGGCCAGAAATGCGGCGTTCTCAAAAACGATTAAAATACCAGAGACAAGAAATAATAGAGATATATTTGATGATATATCAGATTTAGCTATTGACTCAACTTTCAACCCTAATAAAAGAACAAAGGCTTGGATTTTAGTAGATACTGCTATTGTTTTTGAGGGTTACTTACAACTTCGTAAAGTATTTGTTGATAAATCATCTGAAAAAGCTGACTATGAAGTAGTAATCTTTGCTGATAATGATAATTTTTTTACACAATTAGGTGAAAACTTTCTTACAGATTTAGATTTTAGTGAATTAGATCATGACTGGACCGCTGGTAATATCAGACAAAGTTGGACTCAAAGCTATTCTGCTGGTTATTATTATCCTCTAATAGATTATGGTCGCAATTGGATTTTAGGTGATATAAATGGTTGGACTTCATCATATACAACAGAGGTAAAAGTAAAAGATATGTTTCCATCAACAAATGTAAAATACATTTTAGATAAAATCTTTGCTGATACTAACTATACTTATCAGTCATCATTTTTAGAAAGTGATATATTTACATCATTGTATATTCCTTTCAATAGAGAAAAGATTATCAGAGACATAAATACTGCTGATAATAGATTAGCCGTATCACGACTTAGCGTTGCGACTTTTTCTAATGCCTCACCTATTGGTTTTCCACCTTTGACTATTACTACAGGTGGTGGTGGTCCAGGTGGTGGTGGTGTTACAATAGCTAATCCTGTATGGGGTGCTCAATTATTTCTGGGTAGAATACCTTTCAATTATGAAGGCACGCCTTATGGTGACCCTGACAACCTATGGAATACAACATTATATGAATACACAGCACCTTCTAATGTGCCTAATCAATTGTTTTCTTGTAACTTTGATATTACATTTAATTATAGAACTGACATAGCTGAATACTCAAGAAAATTACCTAACACCGGTGACTATGCTAATTATATTGTATTTAAGAGAAGTAGAAATCCATTAACAGGAGTTACGGTGTCTGGTGGTTCAATTATTCCTGTAAATGGCTCAATATCACCTATACCTTTTTTACCTTCGGTTATACCTAATCTAACATACGGAACTAACAATAGAGTTTATGGTCAAATATCAACTGATATATTAGACCAACCAACAGGTCAAAGAAGAAAACTTTATACTGGTGAGAAAGTATGGATGGAAGTTAGATATTGTGTAGGAACTCAACTAATGGCTAATTCAGGTCAATTGACACCTAACACACCACCAGCTATTGGATATTCATTACCAGTAGGTAAATTACTAATCACATTTAACACACCTAACACTTTCTTTAATGTTTTAAGTCAAGAGGTTGCTCCTGGTGAGAATATTCAATACAATAATATCATACCTAAAAATGTAAAACAAAAAGATTTTATTACTTCTTTAATTAAGATGTTCAACCTTTATATTGAACCATCAAAAGATTTTAATAATGTCTTATTAATTGAACCAAGAGATGACTATTATGCTTCTGGTAGAATTAAAGATTGGACTCAAAAGCTAAACATTGACCAGAATATAGAAGAACAGATTTTAGCGGAGACACAGAATAGACAGACCACATTTAAGTATAAAGATGATAAAGATTTTTATAATGAAAGTTATAAAAATGACAGAGGTGGTGTGTCTTATGGTGAATACAGATATTTCTTTGATAATGATTTCATTAAAGGTGAAAAGAAAGTAGAGTTAATATTCTCACCTACACCTATTGTAAATGTTGTTGGTTCAACTCAATTGATTATACCTAAAATAGGTAAATTAAACAACAATGTATTTTCACCTACAGAACACAACATAAGAATACTTACAAGATTTAACTCATCAACAAATTCAACTTGGATTTATGGTGACTATCAATTTATGTCAGGTGGTCAGTTCAATGCTTACACGGTTCTTACATCAAATGGTTTTGGTAATCAATTACATCCATTTCAAGTAGGTGACTGGATTAGAATTGCTCAAAGTGATGGTGGTGTTCTTAAACCTATGTTACAAGGTTATTTTAAGATAGTCGGTATTAGAGATACTAAATCTATTATCATTAACATACCTTTTTCAGATGTTGGTTCAGGTGCCGCTGTTGGTGGAACCGTTTTTCCTATTGATGGTATGTTGCCAACTGCCACAGATGGTGATTCTTGGCAATTTGAGGGTGTTAGATATAAGGCTTATCCTTATTTAGGTCATATGAATAATCCTCAAAATCCTTCTTATGACTTAAACTATGGTCAGACAACAGGTTTATATTATCAAGAAGAGACCGTAACAAATAATAATCTTTATTCAACTTACTGGGAAAATTACATTAATGAATTATCAGACAGCACATCAAGAATTATTACGGCTAATTTCTACCTAAACTCTTTTGACATTGCTGACTTTAGGTTCAACGATAATATTTATATCTTGAATCAATACTATAAAGTAAATAAGATCTTAAACTATGACCCTACAAGAGAAGGATTAGTCAAAGTTGAACTGATTAAAACACTTTATATCACGGTTCCGAGAAGATTTAGTAGATGGATTCAGTCATGGCCTATACAAGGTAATGTAGGTGTTGCTGTAAAGCAACCTATCAGTCCTGTTGGTGGTATTATAGGTGGTATATCTGGTGCTGTTGGCTCAGGAACCGTAATAAAAGGTAATAAACAACTTGTAATCGGCGCTCAAAATGAAGTTTATACTACTAAATCGGCTGTAATTGGTGACAACAACATTATTGCTTCTGAAAAGTCATATGTTTTTGGTGACGGTAATAGAGTTCAAGGTGATAATAAGTCAGTAATGATTATAGGTGATAATAATATCATCAGACCTGGTGTTACAAACACATTTGTATTCGGTAATAATCAAGATGTGACGGATTCTAATTCACTTGTTGTGAATTTGGCTCAAATTACGGTTGCTGATGCTGTTGATGCCTCAAGAAATGAAGTTCTAAATCCATTTCCAGACACTAAACTAATTAATTATGTGAGTGCTTCAAGAAATGCTGTAAGAGAATTTGCTGGTGATGATCTTGTCAATTTTCTTTCAGGTGGAAGGTATGAAGCAGAAGTTTAGAAATAAATATTAAAAGTATATTATAAAAAAAGAATATAAATTCTAATGGCAAAATTAACTCAATATAGTAGAATATCACATCACACTATTTATGGCCTAACCGGTGGAACATTTTCAGTTCCTACACAAGAAGATTTTACAGCTGGTGACTGGACTATTTATGACTTGGCTCTTTCTGAAATAGGTGTAAATGAGACAGATAAAAAAGCTTATATGAGAATTGATACTGATGTAAAAGAATTTGCTTGGGTAAAAGGTGAAACTTCTGGTGCTACAAACTCACTTATCACAGCTGATAGTTCTGGTTCAATTTATAATTCAGGAATTGTTTTAAGACAAATAGCCGTTACGGTTTCAGGTGCTGAAATAGCACAATTGAACTCAACACCTAAAACTCTTATTCCAGCTGGTGGTGGGACATTAACTCATCAAGTTATATCGGCTTGGGTAAAAGTAAATGTGGCTTCTGGAAACTGGTCTGTAAATACAACACTTGCTATTTATCAAGGTGGTAATGGATATACTCATACGGCTGATGCTTTGGGAACAACACAAATTCGTAGATATAATTTTACACCAGTAGATACAACTGGAAGTTTATCACAAACTATGAACGACGACGCAGAAGTTAAACTTTCAACACTTACAGGTAATCCTACAGGAACAGCCTCTAACGGAACTTTGACCGTATATCTTACATATACTACTTACGACGAAGCAAATATAATTTATGGATAATACAGATTTTAACAGATTAGATGGTATTACTAAAAAGTATGTAGATTATAAAATATCTGGTCTTACTTTTAGTGGCGGAGGTGGCTCATCAGGAACAAGTGGAACTTCTGGTGGTGGAGGAACTGCCTCTGGAACTTCTGGTTCTTCAGGAACTTCTGGCACGAGAGGTTCATCAGGTTCATCAGGCACAAGTGGTGCTAATGGTTCTTCCGGCTCATCAGGCACAAGTGGTGCTAATGGCTCAAGTGGTTCTTCTGGCACCTCTGGTAATAGTGGTTCTTCCGGCTCATCAGGCACAAGTGGTGCTAATGGCTCAAGTGGTTCGTCTGGAACTTCCGGCTCCAATGGCTCATCTGGAACTTCTTTATCACTAACGGTTCCTGATAGTTATTTTTTAAGACCACTTTCTCCTGGTTTGACTGGCTTCTCTGATTTATATCATTATCCAACTTATAAAGCTTCCAATGCTCATAGAGTAGGTATAGAAAGTTTAGCTGGAAATAATGGTGGATTATATATTGAACTCGTGCCAGGGGTGACTGGTTCTTGGAATCCACTTTTATTTAACGGAAATGCTGGCGGAAGTATGTCTATTGTTTGGGAGTTTGATAGTATAAACTCACCAGCTGCTCCAACTTTGGTGGCCAGAAAAATCTCTAACGCGGTTGCTTCTTTGGATTTTTATACACCATTTAATGATGTATCAATAAGAACTTTGGAATTAAGAGGACAACAAACATCACATAATGATGGTTTGTCAGCTACTCCGTCTATTACTTTCTTTGCTGATACTAATACTGGTCTTTTTAGACCAGGCACAGACCAATTAGGTATATCAACCGGTGGTGTTACATCTTCAGTTTTTAATTCATCTGGTATGAGAATACCTGGAATAACAAGTTCTTTTTTGGCGACAGATTCCACCGGTCAAATTATAGCAACATCATCATTTGGCACAATAGGTATTACAATTGATGGCGCTGGCTCAGCAATTACAACTGGTCTTAAAAACTACATTACAATACCTTTTAATTGTCAGATATTAGAATGGACTATACTTTCAGATGTGTCTGGTTCTATTGTAATAGATGTATGGAAAGACACATTTGCCAATTTTCCACCTACGGTTGCTGATTCAATAGCAGGAACTGAAAAACCTACTCTTTCATCACAAGATAAAAATCAAGACAATACATTAACAACTTGGACAACAAGTATAAATCAAGGTGATATATTAGCGTTTTATGTTGATTCAGCTTCAACATTAACAAAAGTAAATTTAGCACTAAAAATTAGTAGATAATATGAAAGAATTGATTATGTTTTTTTTTGGCGATGATATATCAAAAGTCATAGAGTATGTTGATGTGCCATTTAAGTCAAAAATAGTATATTGGTCTTTAGAAAGTGAAGCAGACACTGAAATCTTTTTAGAAGTTTTTAATAATAATGATGATAATCTTATATCTGATTCTGACAGACCTAAATTAAATGGTAAATTTAATGAGTGTATTGTAAATTGGCCTACAGAACTAAATGTATTAGATATGATTAAAGTCAATGTAGTTCATTGTAATAATTCATCTGAAAGAATTGTTCTAACATTAAAATTAATAGAATTATAAATGCCAGAATATGTAATAAGTAATACAGGTGGTGATTTTACTGCTACAGGAACATGGGTAGGTGGTGTTGTTCCACCTTCTGCGACAAGTTCAGATATTATCGCGGCCACAACATCAGGTCCGTTGAGATTAAATAATTTAGGTTCAAGAAATATCGGTTCTTTACATTTGATAAACTACGCCAACACAATTGGTTTTACTGGTTCA